TGCGCGAAGCTCTCGACGCATCCTCGCCCGAGTTTGCTCAAGTGCGCAGCGTGTGGTCGCAGACCATGCGAGCGCAGGAAGTGTTTGCGCAGGGGCAGAAAGCTCTCGGCAAATCTGCTGACCAAGTGGCGATCGATTTTGAAGAGCTGGTAGCAGAAGGACCAGAGGTGGTTAACGCTTTCAGAACTGGCCTGATGTCGTCCTACCGAGCGAAGTTCGCCGACCGCAGCCGCAAGTCGCTAGCAAAGCATTTGAAAGACAATGAGTCCAAAGACGGCATGATAGTTCGGATGGTCATACCGGAAGATGAACTTGATGAGGTCATCAACAGGGTTGAGCTTGCTGCCGACACTGCTGAGACGGCTGGCAGGGTTTTAGGTGGCTCGCCAACAGCCGAGACTACTGCGCGAATGTCGGATATCGGAAACACCGCTGTCGCAGAAGACGTTATCAGCGCACTAAACGCCAATCCTCTGGCGGTGGGACGACTGCTGTTCCGCGCCAAATCAGCATTGCAGTCAGGACTGACTGACGCAGACAAACAGCGTGTCGCAGAACTCCTTATCAGTGAAGACCCAGGGACTGTGATGCGCGCGCTGCGCGACGACGGTCAGCTTGCCAAGTTGCAGGCGAAGATCAACGGCTTGGCTCGTGTAGTCGCACGAGAAGGTTCAGCCCTCGCGCCAATTGTGGCCGCGCAACAGGCGCAGCCACTGACAAGGCCGACTGAACAAGGTCTAGCAGGACTGCTCAACTAACAACCCGCCCGCCTCGGCGGGTTTTTTAGTGCCACGGAGAACAACATGGCAAAAACGAACTGGAACCAATACTCGGCGACGCCCGCCAGCAACACCGATATCGACTCCGTCAATATCGACGAGGGTTGCCCGCCGTCGGGCATCAACAACGCGATCCGCGAGCTGATGGCTCACACCGCTGACGTCGTCGCGGGCACGACCGCGCTGTCCTCGATCAACATCGACGGCGGCGCGATCGACGGCGTGACGCTCGGCACAAACGCAGCCGTGACGCAGGCTGTCATCGACAACGTCAACATCAACGGCAGCACGATCGGTCACACGAGCGACACTGACTTGCTGACGGTCGCAAGCGGTGCGCTGACAGTCGCGGGCGACGTCACGCTGAACGCGCAGGCAGACATGCGCTTCGCTGACGCTGACAGCAGCAACTGGGTCGCCTTCCAGGCACCTGCGACGGTCGCGTTGAATGTGACCTGGACGCTGCCGGATGCTGATGCGACGACAAGCGGGCAGGTGCTGTCGAGCGACGCGGCAGGGGTGCTGAGTTGGGTTGATGCTGGTGGCGGGAAGATGCTCAACGTCGTGACTGCGACGACGACGACGCAGGTCGATACGACTTCCTCTACTTATAGTGACACCGGCATCACGGCGACGATAACGCCGTCAGCTACATCGTCGAAAGTCCTCGTGCTGATCAGCGTCAACGTCACCGCGACAGGCGGGGCGGCGGTCGGCGAGTTCAAAATTGTTCGGACGATCGGCGCTACCGCGACTGACCTCTATGTGTTCTCGCAGGTGAACCACTTGGAGCACGAGAACGCGCAGCATTTCCTTACGCAGCTAGACTCCCCCAGCACGACGAGCGCAGCCGAATATAAATTGCAATTTTTCCGGACGGATCAATCTGGGACTCTAACCGTGAACCGCAATGACGGGGCCGATATAGCTCGCTCGGTCATACACCTCATCGAAGTGGGAGCGTAGCGATGACCACAAAAGTTGAAGCGATCAAGAGCCTTGCGCCAAACGCTGAGTTTGTAGTCGTTGATGGCAATGTGGCGCGTTGGGACAGCCCCGGCATTGAGCAGCCGACCGATGCGGAAATTGACGCAGAGATCGTGCGGCTCGACGCGGAGTATGCCAGCCAGCAGTACGCCCGCAACCGCGCGGCAGCTTACCCGTCAATCGGCGAGCAGCTCGACATGCAGTACTGGGACGGCGTGAACGGTACGACGACTTGGGCCGACGCCATCGCTGCCGTCAAGGCCGCGCATCCGAAGCCAGCGTAATGCTACGCATCCTCGCCGCCGCCGCCGCCCTCTGGGCGGCTTTTTTGTTGCCCGCCGCCGCGCAGCAAGTCGCGTGTGTGTCCAGCGTGGCGGCGGCTGACGAGGCAGCGCGCAATGCCGGTGAGGAGCTGGCATGGATTGGCAAAACCAGCGACGGCGCGATCATGCGATTTTATCTAGGACGAGACACCTGGACCGTTTTTTTTGAGAACAACGGTTCGTGGTGTACCGCGCCGACTATGGCAGGTCGCGTTGCGAAAGCGGGCGCAGCATGAACGACGAAATAAAAACCGGCCTCGACCTGGCAGCGGTCGCTGGTGGTGTCGGTAGCTGGCTTGCGCTCCTGCCTGACATCGCCGCATTGCTGTCGATTGCGTGGCTGGCGTTGCGCATCTGGGAGACAGAGACCGTGAAGCGCTTGACGGGGCGCGACTGATGGAACTCGACGCAAGAATGATTCTGACGCTTGGCGGCATGCTCGTTAGTGTCGTGTCGGCAGCGGCAATCGTACGCCAGAAACTGTCAACCGTGATCGAGCAGCTCGCGGACACCGAGCAGCGCTTGCGAAAAATCGATCAGCGCATTGATCTCCTCGACAATGGCGAGGCAGTGGTTAAACAGCGGCTCGACATCCTCGCCAAAATGAACGCGCCTGATGTGCTGGAGCGCCGAAATCGGGAGGTTGCCAGCATGTTGTCCGACATCGCTTATCTCCGCGCGGAAGCAGCGAAAATGCACCACCTTCACAATGGTTCACACCCACCTGTAGCATCTGAACGGAAAGCAACATGATCGGTGCGCTGCTACCAGTAATCGGCCCCCTGCTTGGCGATGTAGTCAAGCGGGTGCTGCCGGAGGACAAGGACAAGCGCGCAGAGATCGAGCGCGAAATAAACATGGCGCTGATAACGAACAGCGCTCAGATCGAGCAGGCGGCTGCGTCTGTGATCCTAGCCGAAGCGAAGAGCGAGCATTGGATCACGGCGACCTGGCGACCGATCCTGATGCTCACTATCACCGCCATCGTCGGTTGGAAGTATCTGCTCGCTCCGCTGGTTGAGTTGGCGGTGCGGCTGCTTGCTGGCGATCAAATCCCGTTGACTATCCCGCTGCCGGACGAACTCTGGAACCTGCTCATGATCGGCGTCGGCGGCTACGTCGTGGGCCGCAGCGCCGAAAAGGTGGCGGATAAGGTGCGAAAGTGAACCGTGTCTACCCGATCGGCGAGGTCACTGAAAGCCTGCGGCAGGAGGAAGGCTGGTCGAACACAATATACAAATGTACTCAGGGGCATTGGACCATTGGCTACGGACGCAACGTCGACCCGCACACCGGCATCGGCATCTCGCGCGAAGAGGGCGAGTTCATGCTGGCGAACGATGTGCGGCGCACGATCGAGGAACTAGAAAACGCTTTCCCGAAGTTTGGCGATCTTGACCAGCCTCGCACCGCAGTGCTGATTGAGCTTTGTTTCCAGCTAGGTTTGCCGACTTTGCGCAAATTCACGAACATGCTCGCCGCGCTCTGGGCTGGTGATAACGACCGCGCTGCTGAGGAGCTTTTAGATTCTCGTTATGCCCGCCAGGTTCCGGCACGGGCCAATCGCTACGCCGAGCGGCTGCGATCTTAAACGCGACGCGCCTGGGGGCTGCGGGCGAACACATCGTCGCGGCGGCGCTCATCATGCAGGGCTGGTCCCCCAGCATCATAAACGCCGACGGCTTCGACATTATCGCGGTGCGGCAGGGGGAGACGCTGCGTGTCCAGAGTAAGGCGACCAAGCGTCCGTTCAAGCCGACGCAGTATCAGTGGAGCTGCTCTGCGTCGAAGCCGAAGAGACCTCTGACGGTCGCTGATTGCGACGTCGTCAGCTTTGTTGCGCTAGACCTGCGCCGAGCTTATTTTGTCCCGGTGCAGCGCGTCGACCAGCAGATCACCTTCAAGCTCCCGGTCGCCACGATGCACGAGAAAGACATCGAAGAGGCGACCCTGCAGTCGTCATTACGCAGCGAGCTAGGATGACCCCCATATCCTTTTGTATAAATATACAAAAAATCTACAACCACCTCGCAACGTCCTGCGCCATGCAGTGCTGCTTGAGGCTGTCACGCGACAGCTAAGATATTGATAAATCTGCAAACCATTGAAAACGTTGACGTAATTTTTTCCCTGCGTAATACTGGGGGTGTGGGGGTCGCAGGTTCGAATCCTGCCGTCCCGACCAACGATTTCAACGACTTCCGTTGCTCATTAGAAGCAGCGGAAGTTTTTTTTGGCCGAAATCTACAAAAAATCTACAAATCGGTTCGAATTTCGTTCCTATACAAAAAGGTATGGGGGTCATTTTTTGCTTGAAACCGTAAGTTAAAATTACGATATTAGGGTACGAACAACGGAGAGAGACATGGAAATTTTAAAATGCTTTGACCAGGTCAACACCGGAGGCGGCTGCACCGCGCTCCAGTTTGTCCTTGATGACAGCGACAGCATCTACGTCACCGACGCTGATGATGAGATGGCTGCACCGACCGATACGACTGAGACGTTCCTCGTCGCAGTCTTGGATGAGGACGGCAACGAACTGTCGATGAACGTCTACGACCAGCACGATCTCACCAAAGAGATTGAGAAACTGATGGACGATTACAACGTATTCCGCCGATAGGAGAGAGAGATGACTAGCTATCAGACTGAGTTCCCCGACTTCGACCTTGATGTCGCAATCCCCGCCGCTTGGGACGACAGCAGCTATCACAACGACGCTTGTCCATCTTGGTATGCGGGCTTCACGAAAGAGGGATACAGCGTAAAGGTGTGGGTTGATTACGCTGATAAGCCGCATTTTTCGGGGTACGAGCTTTTGGAAGGCGGTCGGTTTGTCGTCGACATGGAGGACGACGGTTACATCGTACACGACGCCGATTCTTATGAGGGTAACGATTGGGATGAGGTTCTGGCGTTTGTCGCGGCGCATGTGTCGGGGGAGAACGACTGATGGACCACAGCATCAAATTGACCAGCGTCACGCTGGCGAAGGACTACATCACCAAGCTGGTTGCCGAAGGCATGGAGTTTCACTTTGACGATGACCCCCATGAGGTCATTGACTACGCGACTGGCGAGAAGTGCTTCACCGATCAAGAAGCTGACGAGGTGGAGAAGCGCATCGAAGAAATGTATGCGCTGGATTGGGGCAGGTACGAATGTCCTATCGGCTTCCTGCTGCATGTGCGGGGGGACGACTGATGGCGAGCACGACACGCTACCTCGTCGTCGCTGCCGGCGACGAGGACGACGCGAACGTAAAGTGGGCGTTCGCTCACCGCGAGGCGGCAGCGGCAATGATTGCCGCCGAGCGCAACGCGGCACCCGCGCAGACTTACATGATCGTCCGCGACGAAGAGAGGGGGGACGCACGATGAAAATCACACACGACAAGAAATTAGGTCGCTGGGTAGCGGACACGCGGCCTGTCACGCCAGCTCCGCGCCGGTTTAAGACAAAGGCGGAGGCACAAGCCTTCGTTGAATCCATCAAGCGCCAGCAGCGAGAGGTCGGCGAGTATGTCGCGCCTGGCGACACCAAGACCTTCGCTGACGCAGTCGACGAATACCTCAAGCACGAGCGCCGCCGCATGTCGGCGGGTGAGATCGGCGGCGGCTACTACGACAACCAGCGCGTCGCGCTGGAGCAGATCGCAGCTTTCGCCTACGACCATCGTCCGGTGCGGCTGGTACGCCTCGGCGAGTTCGAGGCACCGCTGGTGCGCGCGAAGGTGAGGGACCGCCTGTTCGACGACGCGGCCTATGACACTGCTGCCAAGAAGCTCGCCTGCTTCCAGCGCCTTTTCGCTTGGGCGATCGAATATGGCTACGTGAGCCGCAACCCAGCGGACGTTAAAATCAAGAAGAAGCCGTCGCGCTTGGAGCGCCCAGTGGATCGCATGACACCAGAACAGGTGGCGGAGATCATCGCGCACACGCCCGATCGCTACCGCTTGCGCCTCAAGTTCTTGGCGATGACCGGCCTGCGCGTCGGAGAGATGCTCGCGCTGAAGTGGGACCAAGTTGACAAGAATTACATCAACGTCGTCGCTGCGATTAAGAAAAGCGGCGAGCGTGGCGAGCCGAAGTCACGAGCCGGTCGCCGTAAGGTGCCGGTCGTGGGCAATCTCTACGCCGAGCTTCTGGAGCATCGTGCGCGGCAGAACTTTGCTGAGAAGCGATCCGGCCTCGTCTTTCCGACGCAAGCGGGTCATGTCGACAACGCGAGCAACATTCGGCGGCGCGGCCTCTACAAGGGCTGCGATGCGGCGGGCGTCGAGCGCATCCGCTTGCACGACCTCCGGCATTACTTCGCGAGTCAGCTTCTCTATACAGCTCGCGTCAGCCATGCTGAGATCACGCAGATGATGGGTCATCACAGCATCAGCTTTACTCAAGAGGTTTACGGTCACTGGATCGAGGACGCCGCGCGCGACGCGGAGATCGCCGAGAAATTATCAACAGCTTTTGAAGTCTAGGGAGAAAAAAATGGCAGACGACAATGTAGAAATTTTGCACCCCGAATTCGTTTCCAGTGAGCGCTTCGAAGAAATTGCGTACAAAAATGTGTTCCCCGACGAGGTTGAATTTCAGCGCATGAGGTCGCTCGGACGCCTCGCAATCAAGCAATCGCTGGTCTACCGCTGGTTCATCGCTCACGAGCACATGCTCGGCTTCCGACGCGAGAAGGAAGAAGCGCGCGTTGAAGCTGACAATCCCGCTGATCGGTTCTGGTATCGCGGCCCGAACACTATCGTCGTGGCGTTGACGCTGTGCCGCTGCGCCTTAGCTGGTGTGGATTTGTCGAAGAATAAGCTCGCCACCATGACCGCTTTATCGCGACCGACCGTCAGCGGGATTATCGATGACGCTCTCGACATGGGCTTCATCGATGCAGACTATCGGCCCGATCAACGAACGCAGGCGTTGATGAACGACAGAGTGATGGAGATGATCTTGAGTGACGAGTTCATTCAATTTGCGAAGGTGCTGGTCATGTGGGACGCCGTGCGGGACAGGCCGATCGAGCTGAGTTGAAGGCGCACTCGCAAAAATCTTACACCCACCAACGTAAAAAGTAACAAGCGACGGGCCTGCTGGCCCGTCGTATTTTTTTCGTGGGAGGTTGTTGTGCATTTTTATTTGCGAGAGACCGACGACGGCACCGATATCGTGATGGAGCGACGCGACGGCAGCGGTGACGCCTTAACTTTTTCTGCGCCGTCGCATCAAGCTGCGGAGCGGTTTATCGCTGACGTAAGCGCGGCAATCAGACACCACACGCAAGATGACGTTGGGCGGGTTCGAGATGCGCGCAAGTGTCGACCAGACCAAAGACTCCGGCTCTTTGAGAAGCCGAGCGATCTCGCTGGTTGACTTGCGCTCGTCGTAATACATGCGCTTCACGAGACGACGCAGCGCGACGGTTTCGGGGCTAGTCAAGGTAAACAAAGATGCGGCGAATTGCATAGCCGCGCGCCACGCTCAGTAAGAAATAGCAGGCGGTGATCGCCGTCGCGTCTACCGCTGATGGCTCTAGGCCAAACAGCGGCAGCGCGAAGAAGGTGAACGCCCACGAGACGGCGAGGCCGATAATGGCGTTGGCTTTCGCCTCGATCAGCGACATGCGGCGGGTTTGCCTTACCATAGGTTCCGCCCTGCCTTCTGTGTCGCCAAGGCGATGTGGACGCCGAGATACTTGACATTCGGCAGCTCCTGAGACTTTGCGGGCGGCGGCTTCTTAAAGACACGGACGATGCGCTTAATCATCTGACACCTCCGCACCGAGGGCGCTGTAGCCCAGCTTGTCGACCCAACTGTCATGGTGATTTGGGGTCTGAACCAGGCGCGCGGACTTAACCCAGTCCATCGCCAGCGCAACCTGTGCAAGCGATACCTCCTGATCAAATATGACCGACCAGCCTGCCGCGATGCGCTCGAAGTTCTGCTGCGCAGTCCCGTATTTTTTAGCGCGGTCGCCGTTAATCAGCTCTCCGGCTTCAGCTAGCGCGGCATCGCGCCCCAGCACCTGCTCGCTGCCAGTACAAGCAGTGCAGGTCATATAAGTATTGTCGTCGAGTACGACGAAGTGATTGCCGGCACACTGAGAGCAGCTCATGGACGCCCCCAGACATCGGCAACCATCACACGCTGCGCGCGGCCAGAGTCGCCCTTGCGCGTCGTCCCCGGTAACCAGACCAGGCCCTTATCGAGCAGCGCCCGATAGCGGGCGGTGACGCTGCTGTAGGCTAAGTCAGGCAGGCGGCGGCGCACCTCGTCGCTGTGGATACCACCGGGTCCAGCATCGCGGATGGTCTCATAGACCAGATGCTGAAGGCGGGAGACATCCAAGTCCTCCAACGCAATCTTGGAGGTCTCGGCAGGAATATGGACGACGCGGTTCATGCCAGCCCCCCAAACTTTGCGAGTTCCTTGCGCGGTATATAGTGCATCCGACCGTCGCGGATGCTCTCGATCGCCTCAAGCTCGATCAGCCGGTACAGGCGCTTGCGCATCTTGGGCGAGGCGTCGCCGAAGATCAGCGTAGAC